AGACAGACCCCAAAAAAAGGAGGGCGAGGAAGTTTACACCTCCCCGCCCTTGTTAGACGTTGCGAGATTACGCAAATAATCACGTACATCTGAGAGCATAAGCTCGTTCAAATTCAGCACCCCGAAGGGTGGACACGTAGAAGCGTGCACTCATCTACACTGCAAAGGTAGGCAAACTTTTGATACCACCAAACAGCACATACCATTTTCGTGAGGTCACGAAAATGATCACACGTTAGATCAGACCACGCAGTAGCGGTAGCCACAACCTGCGAGATACCCACGCCACCAAAGCCAGCGCAATAGCGAGGAGGGGTGCAAAGGCTTTGAGGCGCATTGACTGCCACGCCGTGAGCTTGGCGGGGACTTCGACGTGCCTTGTGATCGTCTGCACGACGCGCACGCTATCGACACGGCCTGCGTTTATCGTATCGTGGACAACTCTATCTCGGTTGCGATAGATCTCCTTCGTCTTGTATATAGTATCGCCTGCCTGCCTCTCTGTGACATACACGCTGTCGTGGATATACACGCTATCCAACCTCCAGCGGTCACGCCACTCTACTCTCCCACGCCACTCTGTGCGGGTATTCTCTATCGGGAGTACCCTCGGAGTGCAGGAGGTGAGGAAGTAGCCTATCAGCGCAACGGCTACGATCATAAGGAGCGTTTCCCACCGCCCTAATCTATTTGCTTTCATCGTAAATCTGTGTTAAGTCTTTGATAGGTAGCCACAGCTTGCTACCTTTGTAGTGGAGAGGAGCTGGGGCTGGAGATTGGCTTTCAGATTTCGTACTCATAAATCCTATCCAGCCCCGCCTCTCTATGCGCCCTGCCGATTGGTAGGGCGCTTTGTTTAGGGCTGAGCCTCAGAGTGCGAGCCTTCGGCCTGCTTCTTCTCCTCCTCCTTCTTCAGTTCCTTGATGTACAATTCGATGGTCTCAGCGATCCCCATAAAGATCATGCCTGCAGATTCATACTGGGGGATAAGCTGCTCTGCCTCCTTGACGTTATCCTCGTTTGAGCCATCAAGGTTGAGGAGGGTGAGGACGCCTGCGATCATCTTATCACGATAGGGCTTAACTGCCTCGCTCCACTCATCGGATCCAGCACCTTGACCATTAGCCTGAATGTACACGCCTGTGAACAAGAACATATTGTCAATAATTGACAGGATAGCCTTGAGTTTGTCCTCGGGCATCTGCTGTACGGACAGCGAGTTGACGGTGGCCTTGAGCTTGTTGAACTCCTCGAGGGAGACGACGTCGCCTGCTGGGGCAGGTGTAGGTGTAGGCACTGCGGGGACTAAGCTCGCGAGCCACTCCTGGAGCGTCCCCTTGAAGCCATCCTGCACCGCCAGCTCGTAGGCGGACAGACCACGCTCTCCTCGGAGAGCCACGAGCGCCTGTGCGGTGATGCCGTCGGTGGTTGCTTCGGTAGCGCTCTTCACGACATTGCAGAGCGGAGCTACGATCTCGTAGTCGTGGTATCCGTCGGCGTAGTCCTTATCGGGCGTGCGACCCGTGACAATGAGCGTATATACGCCAAGACCGAGCAGTCGTGAGATATCTGCCGTCACCTCTACCACCAGCTCACCGTTGGAGATAGCGTATGGGATCGTCGCGCACTGCGTCCCCTGCTCGCTCTTGACCCCCACGTGGAGCGCCTCGAGCGTGGTAGGATCGATAGCCTTCCCCGATGGTCTGACTACAAGAGCTACTCTGATGAGGGTGTCGTTGCCTCGCTGTGCGAGAGGGAGCGCTGCCGTCTCCTTCTGGCAGTCCTTTCCAAATGCTTTCATAAAAGGTTTGATTATGTTGTGTGAGGCTGTTGGTATGTTAGCAGGGTAGGCGGTGGCCTCACGTCACCGCCCGCCCTGCTGTTAGTTACTTTAGTCGGGTGAAGTTCTTGCCGTCGTTAGTCGTCATCGCCTCCTGCCGTGGCATTTCGCCGAGCGGTGGGATTGCGACGTGTACCCAAACGCTCTGCCCCTTGCGCTCGTAGATGACCTGCTGGTAGCCTCCGCGTTTGCGGATGAGGTCGAACAGCTCCCGCAGGCGCTCGGGGTTCTGCGCTGGCACGATGTCAGCGGCCTGCCCTGCGAGGTGCTGGCTCTTCTTCACGCCACCGACGGCGTGGTTTACGTCCCAGCTTCGGAAGCCCGATGTTACCTTGATCGGCTCACCGAACGCCTCACGGACGCCGTCGAGGTAGTCAATCAGTCGCAGGAGGTCTCGCTTCTGCGTGGCGTTGGGGGTGTTGTCATATCCTCGGAGCACGGCCGTTTGGCTTCGTGTCAGCTCCTCGAGGGTGAAATACTTACTCATAGTCTCTATTCTGTTTTTGCGAGGTTACGGACTTCATTCAGCGCCTTTGCCAGCTCTTTGGCAAGCTCCTGCGTCTGCTTAGCGCTGTTCTTGATCGAGGTAGTGTCGTGCTTGGGGAGGTTTTCCCAAACGCTCCAGCCCTCGGTGGCGACCGCACCGATAGAGGCAAATACGGTCATATAGGGCAGCTCTGGGATCGAGAAGCGCACCTCGAAGTCGATTATGAACAGAAGCACGTCGATGAAGGCGAACATTGCGATGACGAGGTAGTACCTGATGAGCTTGCCGAAGACACGGCGCGCGAGGCTCGACTGGATCACCTGCTTGTTACGCTTCGCCCTCATTATTCCAGAGATCGTGTCGATGATCACGGCGGCCAATACGATTAGCAGGGCTACCGCCATCAGCGTCGCCGCCTCCTGAGCCTCCTCTGGTGAAAAGAATTTAAACATAGTCTCTTGGTTTTGGTTGGTTATCGTGTTTTATGTCGAGCAGCTACACTACTTAGCTGCAGAATATCCTTAGCGCGGATCTTACCCTCTACCTCCACTCGGATAGATGCTGCGGAGGTCAAGTGATTGGCGAGTCGTCCCTGCTGTGCCTTGTTAAGTATCAATTCGCCAGGATTGACTCGAGCGAGGACTCGGTCGCCCGAGCCATCACCGCCTGGCACGATACCACCATTGGCGAACTTCGGTATCTTCTTTGCCGAAGACGAAATGAGGGCTATCAGACCGCCAACGGCAACCGCAGCAAGAGCCACACCAACAAACGGTATGCCTGCATGAGCCTTGGCAGCCTTGGCAGCCGCCCCAACAGTGTCCGCAGAGGTCTCCGCCTGCGTGGCCGCTATACGCGCCGTCGTAAGCCCTAACTCCGTGGCGGTAGACGTTGCCTCCGTTGTGGTTACAAGCGTTCTACCAGCAACCTGCTGTGCCGTGAGAGCCTGCTCGGCTGCTGCCGCAACCTGTCGGGCCTGCGTAAGCCCTTCTATCATCTTCACAAGAGAGAGAATAGTGTCGATACCCTGTGTCGCAGAGTCGAACACCGCGAAGAATCGCTCCCACGCAGAGGCCTGCGAGTCGGGGTCGAACGCCTTTTGCAACTCACTGAATGCACTCTTGAGGTGGCGGGCGCTCTGCGCAACGGACTTCAAGCCCGAAAACGACTGGTCTTTGACCGCCTCTCGGTACTTCTTCAAGTCGGACTGAATAGTCGCCACCTTGATAGCTTGGTCGAGTGTCTTGGTCTCCTTCTGCGCCTGCTTGAGAGCCTCCGCAACATCCAGACCAGCCTTTTCAGCTTCCTGAAGCTGGCGAACGTAGTCCTCCATAAGCTGCTTCTCCTCTCCCAGCTTCGTAGCTTCGTCCTTTTTGTAGTCGTAGCTCGTATCACGCACACTCTTGACTGGAGTGGCAGCCTTAGCAATAGAGGAGAGGTCAGTGGAGAGCTTTTCGCCCAGCTCCTTTTTCAGATTCTCCTGCCCAGTGGTGGTCGTAGAGGTCTGATTGGCTCGCTCACGTGTAGATGATATGAGCTTAGCGAGAGCCTCTGCGTACTCATTCTCCTTGAGCCTTCCCTCCTCACGTGCTTTCTCCAGCTTCTTCGCTTCGTCAGCGTAGTTGCGTTGCAGGTTTGCAATATCGGAGACAGCGTCGATCTCGCTCATCTTCGCCTTGACATACTTATCGTCTACATCAAGCTCTCCGTTCTTTTTGATAAGGGCATTCAGCTCCGCCTTGGCACGCTCCGCCTTGGCTCTGCGCAGATCATCCTCCGTAGCAAGGCCGTACTTCACCTGCGCTGTGATCAGTTTGAGCTCCGATGCACTTCTCGCCTTCTCCTCAATTACCTCTCTTTCTACAAGGAGATGCGTCTGCAGGCTCTGATACTGCTGGTCGTTGAGGGCCTTCTCACCAAGAAGCGATGCGAGCTTCTCACGATACTGGGTGGCAACCTTGTCAAGTGCAAGACGATACTCCTCTTCGGAGATGATGCCTGCCGCACGCTGGTTGTGCAGTTCGTTAAGCTCCTTGGCAGCCGCCTCTCTTGTGCGCTGTAGCTCGCTCTTCTTCTTGCTCTTCTTTGAGTCGTCATCGGAGGAGCTTGACACGCCGCCACCAGCGAAGCTCCCGCCAATAGACTTTACCTCGCCCTGGGCTTCGCCCTCAATCTTGATGCGCTCAAGCTGAAGCTCTTTCAGCTTAACCTTAGAGTCCGAGCCGACAAGCATATTAAGCCCAGCTTCACGAAGGTCACCCTTTGAGGTGGAGGAAGCAAGATCATACAAATTCTTTGTCAGCCATTCACCAGTTTTCGCCTTGGCTATTGTATTCAAATAGCTGCTGAAATGGTTGATAGACGTTAGATGATCTCTACCAACTCGGTCATACGTTCCTTTTGAGTATGAAGTTATCTCTGATGGTGTGAGAGAAGCATACTTTGATAGAACATCGCCAAAACTCTCCAGCCTATCAGCTGAGATAGGCTTCCCTCCCTTTTTGAGGTATTCAGAATATATGGCCTGTAGGGGTTTCCTCGACTCTTTGAGGGTTTCGCTATAGAAGTCAATCTGCCTATCGATCTCCTTTAGCTTGAGTATCTTGCTTACGACATCCCTGATTCGGTCGTACTTCCCTGCAATTCGGTCAAGAGAGCCCTCCTGCAAGCCAAGAGACTTCTCTAATTGGTGCTGTACCGTCTTCTGCTCCTCAAGCTTCCCATCCAAACTCTTATAGAGATCAAATAGGCGTAAAATCTGTACCTCATCGTCGCTTCGAGTAGACTTGATTTCCCTCTGCTTGGCGAGGTACTCATTCTGCAGTCCGTTAATCTCCTTCTGCTTACGATACCAGTCTGCAAGGGCGGTCACGATAGCCGTGATACCTGCGATGATAGCCATAGGCGCAATCGTGGCCATAAGCCCACGGATAGTCGCCAGCGTGGAAGCCCAAGCGAGCTTTACCGTTGTCGTGGCCCTCGCCCATAGAGACACCGTGGAGGATGCCGCCTTGGTTTGCTCTGCGATAATCTCGCTTGCAGGGCGGAACGAGAGGTTGCCTGCATTACTGATAGCCCTCTGGGTGTTCAGCACACCAGCCACCGATGCAGACGACGAGGGGAGGTTGGTAGCTCTCCCTCCGATATTGTAGTGAGCCTTATCCGCAGAGGCCTGCAGAGCGGCAAGGCGCTTGATGCGCGCTTCCTCATTCTTCGCGCGGGCCTCTGCGAGTAGCTCACGTCTGTTGTGGTTAGCCTTGTTCAGTGCGTCACCAGTGGCAGCAAGCGCACGGGCGTTCTGTTCCAGCTTCCCAGCTAAGCGTGCTTCTTCACGCTCACGCTTCGTGATATTCGCAAGTTGCAGACGTGACTGATCGGCAATGGCTCTGTCATACTCTCGTTGGCTCTTAGAGACTATCGCAGCCTGCTCTCTCTGCAGGTCGCGGATAGCCTTCTGCTCCTCAGAGGTATATCGGTCAGCCTTATTCAGAGCAGAAGTAGCTGCCTTTACATCCTTTGGTGCTGTGGCAGCCTCCAGCGCACGCTTGGCAGCGGCCACTCGCTCATCTTTGGCTCGCTCTATCTGCTCCTGCTTGGCTATAATCTTGGCGGCTGCCTCATCATTGGCACGCTGGAGGGCGAGCTTAGCATTGGCAACTCTCTGAGCCGCCTCCTCTTCGCTTCTCTGCATACCACGGAGTAGAGCCTGATGCTCGTTCAGCAGGGTGCGCTTCTCCGTCTGTGCGTTGGAGAAGTTATCTACCGCCTTTTGGAAGCGCACATCACCAGTGTATTTGGCTACCTCCAGTCGCTTCTTCTCCTTCTCCGTGATAGTGCCAGCCGCCTGCACAGCCGCCTCTGCACGCTGGAGCTGTTGCTGGGCTTCTGCGAGGGCCTTCTGCGCTTCCAGCTT